TACGAATGACGGGGCGACCTCAATCAAGTCAATGTCATCAAGAATGATGTCACGTAAATTGTGCTTGCGCATCGCATTCCACGGCGCAAGGCGATTGGTGATGATGTCATCAGCAATACGTTTGATCTCTATCTCACTCCTGCCGAGGCAGAACGCTGCCACCACGGCGTTGTCAAACGACTTACTGTTGAAGCCGATCAAAGTTGTGTCTGGCTGTTGTACGAAACGGGTAAGACGAGCCGGGGCATCGTCAGCGTGACGCCACAAATCAAACCACTCTCCCGTCTCAATGTTCTTAGCGCAGAACAAAGTACGATTAGGTAGAGTTTCAGTATCAAACACCCAAGTCCCCATGTCAGTCTTGGTTAACATAACCGGCAGTCGCACCACAATCCTCATCAGCTTTACGCTGCTCGATCTCGATCAACTTCTCAAGGAAGTGAACGGCTTTCTGTAAGTCTTGAATCGGATTACCTTTGAGGTAGCACCGCTCAACGTACTTGGTAGTGGCTGCTTGAAAATAGTTCAAATTCAGGCGATGCACGCGATCCCAGTGTTCCTCACCGCCGTGCTTGTAGTGATTACCGCCGATTTGTTTTTGATTAGCCGCGCTCATGCTGCGTAGTCCTTTATCATGTTGAAAATTTCACGCTCACGTCCGACGAGCATCATCTCGTCAGCGTAGCTCATGTAACGATCGAAGACGCGGCGCATACGCTTGTTGCCGAGGGAAAGCTCCCGGGCACAAAACAACGCGCCCTGAGCTACGTCAGAGAGTTTGAGAGTGCGCTTGTCTTCAGGGTTGAGGTGAGGCATTATGATTCCGGCAGCGGTCATCAGACGTAGTTCTAATTCGTCTACTTTACCGCCGATACCGAACTCACGCTTTGCCGGCGAGGGGATGTCCCCGGTTTGAAACTCTGCGAGGTCGTGAAACATCGCAGCCATCAACAGTTGACGGCTCGCCAAGGGGTCAAAAAGCAGGCACAGCATAGCCACGCCGTGTGAATGATGACCGACGGTCTCAGACACGAGCGTAGTCACGGTGTGATACCGTTTTACTTCGCTTCCAGCCAGAATGAAATCTAGGGTTTGTTTCACAAAAAAGTTCTCCAGTTAGCAGTTATGTTAAAAATTATAGCTCACATTTTTAACAAAAGTAAAATTATTTTTTCTCAGCCCTACGCAGCTCGTTTATCTCGTCATCTTCCTCTTTCATTTTACGAGCGTGGTCACGGCGGTCAATCCAATCAAAGGTAGCGCGTTTCCAATCAGTAGCGCGAATCTTAGCAGCGTAGCTACGTCCGTCACCGGCGTGTATCTTACGTATCTTGCTGACCATAGCCATTGGGTGAGCCACGTGCTCAAAGAACGGGTTAGCGTAGTGTATACGCTCATTAAACGGGTCATGGCAGAACATCTCACATTCAGCTAAGAACAATTTGTACTCGCCGTTCAACATGATTGGCATAGGGCGCACTTCACCCTTACGGTAAAAGTCATAACTGTCAGCGTCAGGCGGCGCAAACAAATAATCTTTAGCGTTGTAAAGCTCGGTGTAGAGGTGTAAATTATTACTAACCTGACGGTACACACCTAAGTGCATAGCTATAGCCGAGGCGACAAACTCCTGCAAGAAACTAAAGTGCACCGCGTTAGCGCCGTACGCACCCCACCAGATATCATTTGAACGATTGAACACCGTCATGTTCAGGCGGTTGTTACGCGTGTCAAAAATGATCTGCGTGTTGCACGCTTTGTCTTTAGTCTTCTTTGTCAAGTCTGCCTCGTCCCAGATTTGAACAACAGCTTGACGGGTAGTAGGGTCACGGCGCAGCAGTTTGATAACTTCATCAAGCTGGTCACGACCGAAGTGCCTACGCCAGCGGTGACCGTAGGCGGCATTGAACGTCTTACCGTCGTCGCTGAACTCAACCATACGCTTATTGAACTGCTGTAAAAACGCAACGTCATTACGCCCGGCAAGCATCCAGATTGACTCCATCAAATGGAAAATAGGGTTAGCGTCACGCTTCTTGTCAAACAAGACGCGCTCATACGGATACTTATAAACCGTAACCACCGGCTCAGGGTAAACGATAGCGGGACCATTACGGGTCTGTTCCGGTTGAAGGTTAAGCACCTTCATCTTCCAGAATATTTCGCTAAACGCTTGATTCACATTACGTACAATCAGTTCCATGTCAAAACTCCGTTTCTGCTTTATAAGTTGTTTTTGGTTTACCTTCACCCAGGACTGCGCGGCAGTATTTGCTATACTCACACATACAGTTCTGAATGTCATGTAGCGTCAAATCTACAATTTCAAGCTCGTCAGCTACGTGAGCAAAAATGTTACTCAGCTGAGCGTTAAAGTCTTTTTGTTTCCAAGTCGCAAAAGGCGCGTTACCGTTCAGATAGTTCAAACCGCGTGAGCTACCAGGACCGATCGGTGCAAAGGTGTAGAGGTCTTCAACGTCCATACCCGTGTAGGTTAAATCAGCAGCGACCTGCCCAGCGATAAAAGTGCTAATACCAAAGCACTTACTCAGCTCAGCTACAAACCGCTCAATAGACATTCCCCGCTCGTTGTTCCATAGCGAGGCGCTGATATCGCCAGCGTGGTCAACCGCGCTACCTATGATGTACTTAGCGACTGCCTTGGACTTGTTACCCCCCGGCTCCATCTTTGTAGGGTAAAGCATGTACGCGCCTGAGTAAACCTTTTTACCATCTTTTTTGAGACGTTCAAGCGTGTGCTCGAACATCTCAGCATCAAAGTTTTCAGGGGCGCAGGGTATGACCCCTTTGTCAATCAACGCCTGTAGCGTAGGTGGCCAGTTGATCAGGCGAGCGATCAACAACGTGAACCATAAGTGTTCATCGCCGTTAGCCGCTGCTGGCTCAATCAGGTGATCAATGATCCACTTTGAGCCGCGATCATCACTACGGTGAATGTTAGTGAATTTGTATTTAGCGAGCACCGGGTCTTTAGTCCACGGGGCGCTGTGACCGTTCTCACGGGCGAGGCGAATAGCCTCCCGCTCCCAGATGAAATAAAGCAAACCGGGCATCGAGCAAACAGTCTCAGCCGTAGGCATCGGGTATGGGCAACTGTCACGCATTTTCGTACTCCTTCAAATATGTTACTACCCCGGTGATAGGGTCTTGCCAATCGAGGAAACGAACATCATAACCACCCGCCTCAGTTAGTATTTCGGCGCTCCTGAAGCATTGATCATACGCAGTGCGCATAGTCTTTTCAGGGTCAAATACTTTCTCATTACCCGCCGCTGCGCGACGAGACAGCACGCGCTCTAAGCAGACCTCCCACGGGGTGTTCAAGAATGAGAATATAGCGCCGTGGTCTTTCAGTATCGGAGCCACATGCCCGCCGCTGCTGGACTTGCTCATCAGCAACCCTTCAACTAACACGTGCCCGTGGCCATGCGCCTTTACTACGCGGTCGGCAATTTCCTCTTGCGTCTTGATTCCGTCTGTGCCGCCACATGTGTTTTCATAGCTACCTACCACAAACACCGGGGTCATAATACCCCAAGCGGTAGCGTCAACTCGGTACCCTAAAGGGCGGTCAGGCTTACCACCCAGCGCCTGAGTTGGTAGCTTAGTAAGGAAGCGCCGCACGATGGTGGTCTTACCCGAGCCATTACAACCGCGAATGTTGACAATCTGGCTCATAGGAAGTACTCCGCTCTGAACGGCATGCCGGTCTCAGGGAAAACCGCCGCGTTTGCCTTAATTGTTGAGCTACCGCCACATTCAGCCCGTAGCCAGTCAGGCAACAGCTGTGACCGCATGTCTTTGAACACCTCGGTATACGCCTCTTGACCGCGTAGGTCAGCCCACTCAATACGTTCTTGTGCCATGTCAGCGTAAACGCCGGGGTAGCGACGACCGAAGAAATGATTCTTGAATGTGCAGAGGTTTGACTCCATAGTGAACCGACCCACATTAGGCACGTCAGGGTAAGATGCCGCAAAGCCCTCAAGGAACGCATCAGCTTCAGACGCGAGAAAGCCGCTCATTAACTTCAGATTCTTGTAATTACCGTCCTGCCCGTTAGGTAGGCGCTTATCCCACACCAGTTCATCATTACCGCGCAGAAACAACATACCGTTGCGGTGTGACTTGCTACCCGACTTGTCACTAAACAGCAGGTCATCACAGTCAGCGCCGAACCCGTTCAAGTAGACATACTCGAGGTAGCTGAACGATGACAGGCGACCGAACGAGAAATACGAGTCACGCACGTGCGTCCAAAGCTCAGCGTAAGTGCCGGTGAGCATGGCTTGCTGTGAGCCGCTAATCTTGACAAGCTCGGCATAAGTCTTGATAGCGGGCAGGGTGTCTTTCTTTTGATACCGGCGGTCGGTGTCAAACTGAAGCGTATCCCACTCAGCATTGAACCAGTTTTCAAAGTTAGTCAACGTCGAGCCAGCCGGAGGAACCCCCGGTAACTGGTCAAACAGCCGCAGCGATGTGATTGGGTTCTGAGTCAAGCCGTTCAAGAACGCGAACCAGAGTTTCTGCTCAGCGTCCCAGTTGTAATGGCGGGCGAGTTCAGGCATGTACAAGTACACCAAGCCCGGCATGACCTTGTACTCAAGGTTCATCTTGTAGAGCGCGGTGAAATACTCATGCCTGTTTTCAGGTAGGCGGTAGTCTTTCATATGTATTTTGCTCTCTCAGCTAAGAAGTGCTTGGCGACTGAGAAAGCAGCGTCAACGTCTTCCGCAAAATCAGTCTGGTCATTTGAAACCATAAACGGCAGCACCTCAAGTGCTACCCGCTCAAGCATGGTCATGTCACGGGCAAAGCCGCCGGTCTTCTCTAACCAGGGTTGGTAGTCTTTGTCATCAAGGCTCTTCATACGGGTCTCCTAGTGTAAAAGGGTTCAACAATCTTTGTGTCTGGGGCGCTGCCTACAATCCAGAACGCGGTGCTATCATCATAATCCAACTGGTTATGATGTGTCAACCAGCGCCACATCTTAGCCTCGTAGGTCGGGTGAAACTTGATACCGTCATAGTTCTCACCGGTAAAGTGATCACTGTACTTGCTGTAGCCGTTGTCGTGCAGACTGTAATGCTTCCACTTGAACGGCAGTTTGTCAACGTCAATACCGATGTACGCAAGGCGCTTACGCATCCAGCCGCGCTTGTCAGGACCGATGCCGATGGTAAACAACTCATCAATGTTGTGCGGGTCACGGCTCAACCCGAGCATGATGCTCGTCAGCGAGTTACAAGACCCGGCAGGAGCGATGAGGCGCTTGACTTCAGGCGGGACGCTGGTAGTTTGATGAGCGCCGACCTCGTGAAACTTACGCACGTCATCTTCAGAGTAACGGTCATGCGGCACGGTGATACCGTACTCAACAACGAGCGAAGTGGGCTGCGTCAGGTCAACCACCTTACGTTGTATGATAGGATTGTACGGACCAGAAGCGTATTCAAACTCAGCGTCAAAACCGTAGGCGATGCGCGGGTTCTCGTGACGCAACACAGTCTCAGGTTTGCTGTATACGATTTGACGGGCGCGTAACCCGTAGTGTGCACCAACGATGGCGCTCATGCTCAGCTGAGGGGACTGAATACTTGCGCCGGTGACAATGTGGGTCTTACCTGCGCGAAACTTGTTAACGTACCAAATCAGCTGGCGCATCTTTGAGCCGTTAGGACCGCTGTAGCCGAGCGGGGCAAAGTAGTCATCACGCTTGAACCAGAGACCCTTACGGTTCTCCCATGGTGTCTGCGTGCCAAGGTGTTGCTCCCACTTGACTACGTTGCGGTCAAGCGCCAGCTCAGGAAATACCGTATTCATTCTGACTCCCTTATAAAAAGTGAAATACCAAACAACGCATAACCGGCGTCTTCAGGAAAAGGCGCACCATGCGACACTACCAAATTAGTGTCAATCGCATCGTTAAAACCGTCAACCGGACTGATGTAAAACTTGACTGTAAACGGGTCAGTCCGTACGGCGGCGATGCCTACAATCCCTTTACCGCTGCTAAACCACTTCGTACGTAACAGCTCTGGTGGGTTTTCATTCATTTCTTAGAGCCTTTGATGTTGACGAGCATAAAGCTACGGTCATTGATTTCAATAATCCTCTGCTCACCGGTTTTAGCGGCGGCGTAGAGCTGAGCGGTCAAGCGGTCTTGCTGAGCGCTGGTCATCCAGTCAGGATTGTCACGCCACATCTGGTACGCGTTCTTCCAAGCCTGACCGGTGTTCACGCAGATGATCGTGCGGTCGAGCTTGAGCGAGTCTTTCATAACGGGGCGGTTAGAAGTATCAGCAAATTGTTTAATCACTTTACCGGTGGGGGTGGGTAAGAGCAAGCTCTCAAACAGCTCAATGCAACGCCGCTCAGCGGTCTTACGGTCGCTAAACCGCTTGATTGGAGTCGTACTGTGCCGGTTATAAAACGAAACCAGTTGAGGTGTCGTCATGCTGGAAAAGTTTACTGTGTTCATTTCAAATCTCCAAGGAATTTATTTGGTCCAGTGACTTGCAAGGCAAGTAGCTTTGAGGTTGTTGTAGTCAGTGTGCACTTTGTTTTGTAGGCGGTCGCAGTAGGCGGCTTCTTCGATAAGCGCGTCCTCGTAATCAAACGTACCGACCAAGCCAAAGGCGATCAAGATGAGCAGGAATAAAATGCGTGAGACCATGTGAGTTCTCCAGTTATTGAGTTATTACCAGCCGAACTTGTCGGCGCAGATTGGACCGATACCGCGAGCAACGCTCTCAGGATTAGTCAGCTCTCGGTTACAAATGCAGCAATGACCGGTCAAGTGACCGTATGCCTCAGCTGCGCCTACAGGATCGTTGATCAATGACACGACCTTCTGTTCTTGCTCGGTGCCGCAC